ATCTTGATTCTGCTACTGTTGTTGCAGGTGCAACTATCAACACTGCTGCTGCTCTTAATAGCGATGCCAGAGGCGCTTACATTGCTATCGATACAGTTAGTTATGACAATACTCTTGGTGCTGAGCAAACTACAATTGATGTAATTGGTGCTGTTGGTCTTGTTGGATTTACTCTTGAAGGTGAAGTTGATGGCAATACTGCTACTGCTGTTGTTGCTGCCGATGGTACTGCTCAAATCGTTGTAGCTGGTCTGCTTGCTCCTGGCACTTATGTAGTAACAGTTAAAGTTACCAATGCAGGTGCTGAGTACGGTAGCTTCCAAACAGCATCCTTAACAGTTTAATCTTTTCACTTAAAACAAAATTTCGAAAATGGAATCTTTAAATATCAAACTTAATGCACAGGATGCTATCGACATCATGTTCGAACCTGTGTTTATTGACAAAGACATGATGAGCGATTTCGCTATCGTGAAAAATCTTTATGCAGGAGAATATAAAATCGGTCTTCTTTCTGCAATGAAAAACGTAACTGGTAAGCTTCAGGCTTGCTCACCAAAATACAAAGGTGTAAGCTCTATGTCTGAACGTACACTTGTTGCTCAGTATGTTGAGGCAGGCACTAAGATGTGTTATGAGGAGTTCATCAACACTCATTATGATCTGCTTGCTCCGCTTTACACTACTGCCAAAGGTAATCCTGATTTGTCTATTCTTTTGAACCTTCTTACCAAACAACTTGGTGATGGCATCAAACGTGACGTTCAACGTGTTGCTTGGTTTGGTGATAGCGCATCAGCTAATGACAATCTTAACTGGGCAGATGGTATTATCAAATATCTTAACGGATTGGTTACTGCAGGTACTGTTGGTGCTTACACTAACTCAAACCAAGGTGTCGCTCTGACAAACCAACAGGCTTATGAGCTTCTCCAGGATGTTGTTAATGCTGCTCCTGCTGCTCTTAAAACAATGCCTGCATCTGAAAAGATTATCCATATCAATGGTCTTCTTTGGGATCAGGTATTGACTTATCTTGAAGACAATGCAGTAAGCAATGGTTTTATCAAAGTATTCGAAGAGGAGAAAGATAAGTTCGTTGGTACTTATAGAGGTATTAAAGTAAAAGCTCACTACGAATGGGATGAAATCTCTCAGGAATATTTTGGATTGACTGATCAGAACAAAGTTGTTTACACTCACAAGTCAAACATCGTTGTTGGTACTGACCTTCGCCCTGATGCTACTGGTGGTGCTTCATTCTTCAAAGTATATCAGAATCCTGAAACAGATGAAATCACTCTCCGTGCTAAGTTTGTGTTTAACACCAACTATGTATGGCCAGAACTTTTCTCTGTAGGTCTCTAAAATTGAATAAGGGCAGAGAAATCTGCCCTATTTTTAAAAAATAAAATTTAAAATATCATGCCAATTTCTTCGGGTTTATTTACATCTTGCGGTAAGTCTTGCGCAGGTGGTGTAAAAAGAATATGGATAGCAAATTTCGATGATGTAGATACTATCACTACTGATGGTACTGGTCAGATTACTGCTATTACTATGCTTGCAACAAAAGTATTCTATGAAATACAACTAAAACGCAACAGCAAATCATTCACAGAACAATTTAATGTTTCTGAAGATGGTTGTAACAACTCACTTACTCAGACTTTCACAGGTAATGGTCAATGTCGTGACCAGGATACCAGAAACTTCCTGATTTCTGTATCTCAGCAATCTTGTTGTGGTATAATCGTGGCTCATGAAGAAAACAACGGACAAGTTGTTGTTTGGGGATTCCTGGATGATCTTAATGCTCGCCTTGGTGGTGGTACTCAAATCACTACTGGTACTACTCTGACTGACCCATCTCAAATTACCTTTGAACTTATTTGCGATACTATTACTGATGGTGCTGCTACTGTGTTCACTGGTGGTGCTGCAGGTATCATTGCTCTTACTTAATCTGCGTTTTTCATAGGGAATTTGGTTTTCAACAAGGAGGTATTCCAAACTAAGGCGGTGTAAAAGCCGCCTTTTTAAAACTAAGTATATGATTAAAGTAAAAGATTTTTGTAAAGATTACAATGTACCTTATAAAGGTAAAACTTTGGGAACTTTGGAAGGTGATGACCTTAAAAAATACATTAAAGTACATCTTGAAAGCACCAATCCTGAACATCTGTTAAAGTATTTTGACAATACTATGCAGGAACTTAAAGATTTTTCAGTAGGTTTGCCTGCAAAGAAAATCAAAAAGCCAGTCGAAGCAATTGAACCGACAGAAAACGAAGAGTAATGAGTAAAAAGAACAAGCCTAACAACTATTTTAGTATGCAGATTGGCACTACGGCAGACCAGATCGTATTGCCAAAAGATTTGTATTACGAAAACTCAGATCCCACAAGAGCCTTATTTGGCTTGTTCGATTATTTACCATTTGTCCGTGAAGGTGAACTTGAGCAGATAATTGCTCTTATAAATAATTCTCCGACAGCTAAGGCCATCTGTAATAAGGTTGCCTATTATACTGTTGGTGAAGGCTTCTATATCCGTAAGGAAAAGTCTGTTCTCGGTGAAAAGTCTGCTCAGATTTTAACACCAGAGCAAAAATCAAAACTTTGGGCAGTCCTAAGCAGGCAGAATAGTGATGGTGAAACGATTTTGGATGTATGTAAAAAGGCTGCATTTGACTTTACAGCTATTGGTAATGCTTTTGTGCAGTTGGATGTTGTACAAGGTTTTGTTTTTGCCTCGCATCAGAATATTAACTTTGTTCGACCATTCCGTTCTACAGACCTTAAAACCCGTTTTTTTGGGGTATCTGCCGATTGGGCCATTCTTCCTTATGCAGGAAGGAACAGAGGATATGAAAAATATCAGCAGATTGAAGTGCCTGCAACAGTAAAAGACATCGCAGCATATCCAAGATGGACCGATGAACTTGACAGCTTACTTGAATCAGAATATGGTCAAGGTGCTAATCTGGCAGAATTATATGGATATGATAAGTCTTCAATGCTGCAGCTCAAGCAGTATAGTCCTCTGATGTATCAATGGGGTGTGCCAAACTGGATTGGTGCCAAACATTTTGTCGAACTTGAATATCGTATTGCTAAGTTCAATGTATCAAAATTCCGTAATGGTTTGACTACATCAGGACTTTTGCAGCTATTTGGAGACCTTACACCAGAACAACAGAAAGATTACCAGGAAGCATTCATGCAGAAGATGACTGATACCGGTAATGACTTTAAAGTATTATTCCAAATCCTTGAGAATCCAGAACTGAAAGCCAACTGGGTACCATTTGAGCAGTCTTATAATGGTTATTTCATGGAACTTTCCAATATTGCCAAGGATAGAATTGCAACTGGTTTCGAAATTCCCCTAAGTTTAGTTCAGGCAACACCAGGACAACTTGGTAATAACCAACAAATCCGTGCTGAATTCGAAATCTTGTATCGAACAAAGATTTATGATATGCAGCAGGCAATTTTGAAGGGAATCGTTAAGCCTTATTTGGATACAATTGCAGAAACTGAAGGGATTGAGTTTTTAAAGAACGTAGAACTTGACTTTATAAATATTGTTCCAGTATCTTTTGCAGGTGACCTGGAAGTAAATATGTTGCTGACCAAAACTGAAGGAAGAGAAATCCTCGGTTATGGTCCTACATTGGAACCTGCAATCAAAGAAGAGCAGATACAAACCGAAGCAGAAGCAGAAGTTGCAGCTGAAGAACAACAGCCACAAAATATTTTAGCAAAAATTAAAAACTTACTCGGATGGCGCAATTCATAAAACCATTGGAAGTTGTTCGTGGTGGTTATATTCGCATCACTCCGACAGATACACAGTTCGATCCGAACCTGCTTGCTCCATTTGTGGACAATGCAGAACGAAGATATGTCCGCAATCTTATTGGTGCTAAGTTCTTCGATCAACTTAAAGCAAATAGAACTGCAGGAATTATAAATTACAATACTGCTTTTGGTCCAGTTGTGCCTGCATTCGCTAATACAGACCTTGAAGATTTATTCCTGGATGGCAAGTTATTCGACCTGCTTGGTTTTGCAGTCCTGGAAGAGTCTCTAAGTTTTGCACATTTTAAAATAACATCAGCAGGTGTCCAGGTTACACAGGCGAATTTTGCTACTCCTGCAACTGGAAACGATATGCGCTATTTAAAAGATACGTTAAAAGACAAAATACAATTCTTGCAAGAGGAAGTTTTGACATATCTTTGTGATAACAGCGCATTGTATTTGCCATTTGATTTTGAACCAGAAGGCAAATGTCCATCTTGCAAGAAAAAAGATAAAAATATTTCAACACTACCCATAATTTATTAAAAAAATGATGAAGCAATTCGATCAATTGAAAGTATATGCTATCGGAGGCGGTGTTGCCTTCGAAGAAGTTGGTGCATCAGTACCATTTTTGGTTGTTCCAAAAGGACAGGCAACCATTAAACCTTGGGGTACAAGTGGTTTCTTATTTGAAAATATTGTAACAGGTGATGTTATTGCCTTCGTTGCGGAATACGATGATGTTCTCGACTCTGCAGGTGCAGCTTATGGTGTTTCTCAGGTAGCAGTATTTACTGCCCTGGGTGCTTTTTTTTTTGATTTAGGAGGCGGAGGTGCAGGTGATTTAGCGACTGTTTTAGCTGCAGGGAATAGCGCAGGGGCTAACGATATTGACATGAACGGAAACGATCTGTTAAATGTTAATACAATTACCTCAACGGGCGATTTAATGCTCAACCCGGTAGGCTCAATCGATGCCAATGGTAAAACTTTAAATATGACAGGCGGAGAAATACACAACGTTCCGCTTATACATAGTCAAAATAATACAGACTTAACTATCGAGGGCAAAGGTACTGGTGATGTAATATTAAAAACCAATAATGTTGATAGGCTTAAAATAACTGATGCAGGCGTTTTTATTGGTCTTCCCGAAGCAATACAACTTGCTGCAAGTGATGAAACAACAGCGCTAACAACAGGAACAGCAAAGGTAACTTTTAGAATGCCTTTTGCTATGACTTTAACAGATGTTCGTGCTTCGCTTACAACGGCACAGACAAGCGGTTCAATATTCACCGTTGACATCAATCAAAACGGTTCATCTGTTTTGGGTACTAAGCTGACAATTGATAATACAGAAAAAACAAGCACAACAGCTGCAACACCTGCAACGATTACAACAAGTACACTAACTGACGATGCAGAAATTACGGTTGATATTGACCAAATCGGAAATGGCACGGCAAAAGGTTTGAAAATTACTTTAATCGGAACGAGATGATAATAAATCCTTATATCTTTGGGCCAAGTTATGACCCCGATGCACAGGCATTTTTTACGGCAAGTGGTTTAACAGGTGCGACAAATTTAACAGCTATAAATCAGCTTGTTTTAGACTTGAAAAGCTACGGCATTTGGACAAAGATGAAAGCTATTTACCCTTTTGTCGGGGGTACTGCTGCATTGCATAAGTGGAATTTGAAAGACCCACAAGATACAAACGCAGCGTTTAGGCTTACTTTTGCAGGAGGATGGACAAATAGAAGAACAGGGGCGCTGCCCGGAGGTGTTAATGGTTATGCCAATACTTTTTTAAATCCAAGTTCTACATTTTCTGTAAATGATAATATTCATTTTTCATATTATAGTAGAACAAATGTAAATGCAACTGATTGCGAAATTGGTGTTCAAGTTACAAATTATT